ATTGAGGGTCAGGCAGATTATGATTTTTTTAGATCTAGTGATGATGGAACGTCAGCTACAACTACAGATCCAGCTAGCGTGTTTGGAGTATCCGATGTTCTTGAAGCACAATTAAGATCTAATAGAACACAGACAACACAATCAGATAGTCCGATGACTAAAGTAGATAGATCTACTTATGCAGGATTCTCAAATAAATTATCTAAAGGAACACCTAATCAGTATTGGGTAGAGAGATTTATAGATAAGGTTACCATACATATCTATCCAACACCAGATTCTTCAAATGCATCTAAAGATATGCATTTCTTTTTTATAAAAAGAATACAAGATGTTGGAGATTATACGAATGCAACCGATGTGCCATTTAGATTTGTTCCTTGCATGGTATCAGGACTTGCATATTATTTAGCACAAAAATATCAACCGCAACTTATACAAGCTACAAAACTAGCTTACGAGGATGAGTTTGCAAGAGCACTAGCAGAGGACGGATCAGCTTCAAGCACACACATTACGCCTAAAGCTTATTATCCGGGAACATAATGGCAAAGTACGCAACAGGTAAATACGCAAGAGCAATATCAGATAGATCAGGTATGGAATTTCCATATAAAGAAATGGTCAGAGAATGGAATGGTGCGTTTGTCCATGTATCTGAATTTGAACCAAAGCAGCCACAGTTAGAACCAAAACCTATGAATGGTGATGCAATTTCTTTGAGACACGTGAGACCTGATAGAGTAGAGACTGCTGTTCCTAAATTATTACCATTAAATGCGTTTACAACAACAAATGGATCTGCAACGATTAGTGTTAATGAACCAGATCATGGTAGATCGACAGGTGATACCGTTAGATTTAGAAGTGCTGAAGTTGTTGGAGGTGTTGCTGCGGCGACAATAAATCTTGCTGCAGGATACACAATTACAAAGACAGATGCTGATAATTATACCTTTGCAACTGGCACAACATCTAGTATAACTGAAACAGGAGGAGGCGGTTCTGCATCAGCTGGACCCGTAACAGTAACGGCATGATTAAAAAAATTAAAAATTTTATTTGTAATTTATTTGGTATTAAACAGTGTGCATGTCCGGAGGATGAACATATAGAGTTTTACACTAAAGTACCAGAACCAGATGTACCTGTTTACACAGAAAACCCAATTGATAAACCAAAACATTGTTCGGGACACACAAGATTTAGAAAATCTTGTCCTCTTTGTCAGGAGCTAGTAGCATAATGGCTGGATTAAGTGCATCAGGATTAAAAACACAAATTAGAAGTTATACAGAAACAGACTCAAATGTTTTATCTGACTCTGTTTTAGAAAATATTATTTTAAATGCACAATATAGAATCTTTAGAGATGTGCCTATTGATGCGGATAGAAAACAACAATCTGGTAATTTAGTTACAGGACAAGAGACAATTAATGCCCCTGCAGGATGTGTGTTTATAAGAGGAATACAAGTTTATGATTCTACATCAGAAATCACAGGGCCTAATGTATGGTTAGAAAAAAAAGATATAACTTATTTACAAGAATATGTATCATCAACAGCATCCGCTAAAAGAGGTCAACCAAAGTATTATGCTATGTTTGGTGGTGGAACCGGTGAGTCTGACACAACATCTGGAAGAATGATGTTTGCTCCTGTTCCTGACACAACTTATAAATTTAGGGTGCATTTTAACGTTGCACCGGCTTTATTAGAAAATGATGATACGAATTATATTAGTCTTAATTTTCCAAATGGACTTCTATATTGTTGTCTATCAGAGGCATATGGCTTTTTAAAAGGTCCGATAGATATGTTGACATTATATGAAAATAAGTATAAACAAGAGGTACAAAAGTTTGCTAACGAGCAAGTTGGTAGAAGACGAAGAGACGACTACACAGACGGAGCAGTTAGAATACCAGTAACCTCGGCAAACCCATAGGAGAAAAATTATGGCGATAACATCGGCGATCTGTACAAGTTTCAAACAAGAAATTTTAGTTGGAACACATAACTTTACTGCCACAACTGGAGACACATTTAAAATAGCTTTATTTACTAGTTCTGCAACTTTAGGCGCAGGCACAACGGCTTTTTCAACGACCAATGAGATTACTAATACATCTGGGACTGCATACACATCAGGTGGCGCAACTTTAACAAGCGTTACGCCGACTACATCAGGAACTACAGCTCTTTGCGATTTTGCAGATGTTAGTTTTACATCAGCATCTTTCACAGCTAATGGTGCATTAATTTATAACTCATCACAATCAAACAAAGCAGTGGCTGCCATTGCTTTTGGTTCTGATAAGACTGTAACAAGTGGAACTTTTACTATTCAATTCCCAACAGCAGACGCAACTGACGCAATCATACGAATAGCATAAGGAGGCCTTCCTTATGGCAAACACCTGGAACCGAACTGGAACAACCTGGGGTCAAGGACTTTACGGTCAACAAGATAATAATACTGTATCACTTTCTGGTTTATCTGTTACTTCATCAATCGGATCAGTAGCATCTTATTCAGAACAGGGATGGGGTAGAGAATCTTGGGGTGATGAACCTTGGGGTGAAAATTTTGATCCAAATATTTTTGTTACAGGTTTTGGATTAACTGCTTCAGTTGGAACTCTTACAGCTTTTAACGAACAAGGATGGGGTAGAGATACTTGGGGATTTGAAGATTGGGGAGCTAATTCTCACACTGTTACACCAACCGGTGTTTCAGCAACTGCTTCAGTTGGAACTCTTTCAGCTTTTAACGAACAGGGATGGGGTAGAGATGCTTATGGTAATGAAGCTTGGGGAGATAGTTCCGATCCTGCAGTAACTTTAACAGGACAAGCAGCCACTGCTTCTGTTGGATCTATTTCTCCTGCAGATGTAATAAAACTTACAGGAGTTTCAGCAACTGTTTCAGTGGGATCTATTTCTCCTGCAGATGTAATGGAGTTGACAGGAATTTCTGCAACAGTAAGTCTTGGATCAGTTACTCCTGCCGATGTAGTAGGACTAACAGGACAAGCAGCTACTGCTTCTGTTGGATCTATTTCTCCAGCAGATGTAATGGGATTAACAGGAGTTTCTGCAACAGTAAGTCTTGGTGATTCAACTGTTTCATCAAATCCTATAATTATCCCTACAAGTTTATCTATGACATCCGCACAAGGAGCACTATCACCTGCAGATGTAATGGGATTAACAGGAGTTTCTGCAACATCAAATGTTGGATCTATTTCTCCTAATGATGTTATGGGATTAACAGGTCAAGCAGCCACTGCTTCTGTTGCTGCTTTTGGAACTGCCACAGGTTTTGGAATTCAAGCATATCAAGCTATTGACACAGGTTCAAATACATCGTATACAGACGTAGCAGCATAAGTTTAGGAGAAAAATTATGGCATCAACATTTTCACCTTTAGGGGTAGAACTTCAAGCAACCGGGGAAAATGCCGGTACATGGGGGACAAAAACTAATACTAATTTAGAATTAGTTGAGCAAATTACTGGTGGTTTTACTACACAAGCAGTATCAGATTCAGGTGATACAACTCTTTCAGTATCAGATGGAGCAACAGGTGCAACCCTTGCACACAGAATTATAGAGTTTACGGGGACAATATCAGCATCAAGAAATGTCACTATACCTCTTGATGTTCAACAAGCATACATTTTAAAAAATTCAACAAGTGGATCACAAAACGTAGTATTTAAATATGTTTCAGGGTCAGGGGACAGTGTAACTCTTGCTCCTGGTGCAGTAAAATTAGTTTATGCTACAGCTAATGATGGAACAAATCCAGATATAGATGATTGTGGATTTATAACTGCTTCATCTACTGACACTTTAACAAACAAAACTTTAACAGCTCCCAAGATTGCAGACGCAGGTTTTATTGCGGACGCAAATGGAAACGAGCAGATTATATTTCAAACGACATCTTCAGCAGTAAATGAATTAGAAGTAACTAACGCTGCAACAGGTAATCCACCAATCATAGGTGCGAGTGGAGAAACAAATGTTGATGTTCATATAAAACCAAAAGGTTCTGGAGAAACTAGAATTGGAACAGGAGCTGCTGCAGCAACTTTAACAACAAGTGGTGCACACGATCTTGTTTTAGATACAAACTCAGGAACAGACTCTGGTTCGATTACTATTACAGACGCTGCTAATGGAAACATAGCTTTAACTCCAAATGGAACTGGAGAGGTGGTTGTAGGATCTGGAAGTGGAAATGCAACTGTAACTTCAAGTGGAGCACATGATTTAATTTTAGATACAAACGCAGGAACAAACTCTGGAACAATTACAATAACAGACGGAGCTAATGGAGATATAACTATAGCTCCTAACGGAACCGGTGTTGCTAAAGCTGTAGACGGTGGAGACAACACAGCTGCGATTAAGATTGCAGGTAAGGAAACTATTTGGGTTCCAGCGGTTGCTATGTACCCTAACTCTACAAATGGTTGTGCGGATATAGAACAAGTTGAGTTATCAAATGGTCCTGAAATT